GTGATTACTCACTGACCCCATAGAGAACCTATGTATTACGAGAGATTTACGTTAACTGTCGTACTAGTTTATAGCTTTCGAAGCTCTTCAGTCCGCGAGCATAATCGCCGTACTGATAGATGTTAAAATTAACGTCGCGTCCGTCCTCTCGATCTCTTAACTTTATATAGTTTGTTATTGACTGATCGCTAACTTGCAAGTCGTATTTATCGTGCTTAATGATAAATCTTACAAATTCTTCGAACCATGGATGATACTTACAGTTCTCAAGGATAGAAATAGATCTTATCGCAAAATAAGACTTCCCATCAATATCATCTCTGGTAAAATCTGTGAAACGTTCTAGGTAGCACATGCGGTTGAAAGCTCGTGATACACTATAAATTCCTTTGAATTCGCCGGATACTTCATACTCGGGTGCATATGTCAATTGTAAATATTGAGCGACGTCATCAGAAATCAAAGATTTCTCTTTATTAGGTTGCAGACCAAATTGAATGAACCAATCCATTAGTTTCTCTGGATCCTTAGTAGCGTAGAGTCCATCATCTCCTTGAATCTGAAACATTTCAAGCTTCTCATGAGGATAGTTCATGGCAATAATGTACTGAACAAGTGAGTCAATCTCATTTGTAAAAGTACTACCACTAGGAACACCATGCATGCCGGTATAAATACCATCAGGTGTACAAAGTCCTATCGAAACAAATCTATCATAAATGTAATCGATGTCCTTATGATGTGAAGCTTGATAAAGTCGTTTGATGTATTCGAAGCACATCTTGCTCAATTCCGGGCGAATAGACGTGTCATAAGCAGAGAAATCAATGCTTAATAACTTTAGTCCGTTCTCTGATGCAAATTTCATCAGTCTGCTAACAGCGGTGTCAACTGCTTCAGGTCCTACTACAGCTGCACGATAGCCACTCTTCTTCTGGAATTCGAGTAGCGGACGATAGAACATCATCTCAAATAAAGTGTCTGCAAAAGGAAATCCCCATACAGGTCTAGTTTTCTTGCCTTCCTGAGTCCGAGTGAATAATACACAAGGATCTTGACGAGACAACAGTTGTTCGAAGTTAGCTAAAGCTTCTTTAAGAACTACACCTTTCTTTTGTAAGTAAGGCAATCCTGAATTTGTCGTTCTTTTAATATACTCAGAAGCAGTTTTAAGGGTCAATGGTCGTAATCGCCCTTCTGGTGCTTGCGGTAAAGTTATATCAGGAAGGAGAGTAGTATCGACTTCAAAATATTTCTTCACACCAGGAATCCTGTCTAACCAAGGCAATGCGATAGATCTGGGTCCAAATTTATCTTGATTAGCACGTTCGGTATCTAAAAGTGTCTCATTTAAAGCCTCTTTCAGCTGCATCGCTTCAAACCATTCCAAGAATAATTCTTGAATTTTAGGTACTTTAGCGAGGGGGCCTTCAATTATGTTGTCGTTACCTTGAACAACATTAGACATCATTCGGGAAAGCTGACTGTCTACTTCTGGTTTAAGATCCAGAGTGTCAATTCTGCGGATTTCCATCTTCAGGTTCATTTAAATAAGGGTTAATAGATCCGCTTGGGGCACCATTTCGACCATTCTCCTTGTCGGTACGCGAAGGGAAGATGACTTTTGCCAGAAGGACTTTTGCAACCAGTAGGCTTACATCCTTGCTCAGCTCATAAGAAGCTAGGCCATAAGTCGGAAACACGGTCTTCACAAGGATGCGTCGCAGCACAAAGCCGGATATCCAATAGAATACTTCGTATTTAGAAA